TACATTTTGTATTCAGATTGAATTTTGCTGTATCAATAGCAACGTTGGTCAGTGATCCGCCAGATATTTCCGAAAAGTTCATAGCCATGTAATCAGCATACAGAGAATCTTCCAGTATTTTCAGGGCTATCTGTCTGGCAGCATATGGAACCTCGATTGTGTGTGGCATTATCGAAGAATTTCCACTTCCGTCGGATTGCGAGTACGTGGCCCCTAATTCATTAATTTCAGCGATCATTTCTTTAATTTCGTCTGTCGTGCCACCAAAATTACTGATTACCCACAAAATATCATTTGTGCGCTCCAGATTGTCCCCGAAGTCAGATGATATCTTATCGTACATATCGATCTTGGTTTTGATTGGCTTGGTGAACTCGCTGCGGTGATGTCGGTTTGCGTAAAACGGTACAATCGGAAGTATGCCATAATCTCCGGCTTCTTCTACCTCTGTTGGAAGTATCCCGCCTGGATAATTTTTGGTTTTGCGCTTATATGGGCGCTTCGATTGTGTCATTTTGAGTTGGTTATTATCGCTCGTGTCAAACTCCGTTATCCCACTGATTTCAAATAATTCAACATACATCGGCCGCATATCATCTATTTGCCAGAATCTTATACCGACTGTAGGTTCTGATGTCCGCTCGTCAAATAGCATTAAAAAGCCTTTGCCGCCATTGTCCCCTGCGGCCTCAAATTTTTCCACATGGTCGAGATCAAAAAACAGATAGCTCACGCTGTTCATTAGTGCCATTTCCCCCGCTTCTTCAAATGAATTATCAAAACCGAAGCCCAGCTTTTCTTTGATTCCGTCGTCAAGTTGCACGCCGTTCGCCAGTAAGAATTGATTCAATTGGACGGTGAACCGGAAGAAGAAATTTGATATTGCAATATTTTGGCTGAATGTTATTTCCTTCCCTGATTTGGTCATTTTCCATTTGGGGCGGTTGGCAATAGCAGTGTTGTCACCATGGAAATATGCCTCGGCTTCCAGCATGTGCTTGAACTCTGCTGAGGCCTTGTATTCTGCTATTGCCGTGGAAATAAATGCCGCTTTGTCATCTGCGGCGTAGAAATCCTGTGCTGTTTTGATAATATCACCGCCTTCTCTTGGTATGAAAAAACACCCGTCAAAGGACGAATGTTATATTTTGTGTATGTTGCACAATTTTGAACCTTTTCGTTTTGTCTAAGTTCGCATTTTCTGGCACTCAAATGGCAAATTGCACAATTAATATCTTATATTAAGCTTTCGCGCTTGCCCCTATTGTTCTTTTCTGCAATTCCCGTAGTGGCATCGGGAGCGTCGTCGTGCGCGTTCTTGCCTTCCTTTTGATACCTTGTCATTGCTTTATAATATTCTGGCCACTTATCCGCCCAGTTGACAGGGAAGTAAATATGATTCATTACCCATGTGCTGTTCGACAGAATTCTTGATTGCTTATTTTTTGACTGATGGAAAGTGGCAACATGACATTTATTTGATCCATATCTATTTTTTAATTCAGTCTGCACATTTCTCGCAAATCCTCTGCCGCCATTGTTGGATTCGATGTCTGCTGTATTTACACCATCTTCGTAAAGCATCTTTGCAGTGGCTGGTTCAGTGATCTCCATGCCCGCTTTAGTGTATAGAACATTAATGACGTAAGCTTCGTTGTTGTACACTACATAGTTAATACTACAAAGATAATCATCGCCGGTATCTGCTGTGTCTGTATAATTCTTGACCGATGAATAGAGCATGTTGCCGTTCTGGTCTTTTGGCAGTTCGGTATAGGTCTTGAGTGAAGTATAAAGCCGCCCTTTCAAATCAATTGGTTCCTGCTGATAATTTGCGCTGGCGATATTATCGCCCATCGCCTTCACTTTGGCATCATAGGACTTCCGGGACAGGATTTCATCACAAAGCATGGTACCGTCGTCCTGGAGGGCTTTCATGCTGATGTGGCGCATCTTCGCACCAGCTTCTTTGAAATGCTCCAGCGCCCGTCCCGCGAGGTCATCTGATGCCCAACGGGTCATGATGATGATGATCTTCCCGCCCTCTTCCAAGCGGGACAACATGGTATCTGTAAACCAAGTCCAGTGCTTTTCTTTTGTCAACTCATTATTGGCCTCTTCGGCATTTTTGATAAGATCATCTATAATCAACAGCGTCGCACCGAAACCCGTGGCCGTACCGGTGGGAGATGTGGCCAGGTAATTATTATATCCTCCATCCAGGCTCCACAGGTTCATGGCGCCGTCACCACACTTAATCCGGATGCCAGGAAACACATCTGAAAATACCGGCTTGTATATATCGGCTTTTACTTCCTGTATATCATTCCTCACGTTTTTCGAAAACATGGTCGACAATGTTTCGTTATAGGAACCGGTCATGATTTTTTGTTTTGGGTCATTACCCAATACCCACTCAACCAAAAGTCCGGCGGTGCGCGATTTTCCATGCCTGGGTGGCTCGTTAACAATCATTACATCTTCGTCGGACTGAATGAAATCTTGGAATTCATTACATAGATCAATTAGATAACGGCGATCCCTCTTGTAGAAACTAGGTGCTTTCAAGTTACAATAAAAAAAGAACTCCCGCCGGGCAAGCTCTATCTTTGCACCTAATTGTATCAACTTCTTATCCATCATCTATCAGCTTTTTTAAATTTTCAGTTGACAGACCGGCAAAGGGATTATTTATTTCCATTCCGCCAGACATTTCCACCCTATCCTTGAACATACCCAGGTGCCGGCCAATCAGTTCCAGTGATCCCTTTTTATCAGTCAGCTTATATTTCTTAACATAGCCGACAAACTCCCTATCTTCACCGTACCCCTCATATACCTCCTGCACATCCAGACCGGCAATACATGCTGCCGTATCATCATCAAGCTCCGTAATATCTTTCGGTTTTCCATCGGCGTGAAATAGTTTTCTCGGGTCAAAGAATCCAAGCCGTCCCAATTCACGCAATACCGCGTCTTGGGTGATCTCCGTTCGCTGTTCTCTGTCCTTCATGCGTTGCTCAATGCATTCTACGATGTTAGTATTTGTTAGTGCCTTGCTTCCGTTAACCCTTGCAGCTTCATCCTTCTTACAACTTGGATACGCCGCCTTATATGCGCGAGTAGCATTCAAATCAATCAGGTATTCATCCACAAACCGCTTTTGTTTTTTAGTTAAGGCCATATCTATTACCCGTTCCGTATATAATTATTTGCGCTTACCTCTTGCGCCGCTTACCTACCTCGTCAGAGGATACCCACCTATTTTTATTTCCCTCACAAAAAGAGACACCTACTGCGCTAAGCAGCAAATGCCTCTTCCAAAGGAGAGTGTCATGAAACAATCAGCGACCGGGCTGTGACACCCGGAAGCCGTATATAAAATTGGAGAGGAGGACCAGAAATTTGGGAACATTATCAGGGAGTTAATATTGTTCCCAAATATCGATAATACCGTTATATCACATTATGTCGCTCAATTTGAACCCATTTTTCAAAAGATGCAAATTAAAGTAAAATAATCGGCGATATCCATTAAAATCCGTCTTCCCTACTGGTATCCGTCCGTACTCCTGATCGTATTCAACCATTTCATACGGTATGTTTTTAGTCACGCTTCTTAATATGTGCCTGTATATGCTTGGATTCGCGCGGATAGCCGCCTCTTCTATCAGCTGGCAGTCTCTTCGCAATTCTTCGTTTTGGATGGCCGCCCCCTCTGTCTGATTACTCACGCCGGTTCCCCGCGGCATCCCGTCAAGCTTTACGGCTGGTAGTCCGTATTTTATTTTCTTCTTTTTCTCCTCATACTGGCGGCAGAATGCTCTAAGTTCATCGTATCTATCCTTTGAGATGCCATAATCATCCCAATTGAGGTCACGCACTCTTTTGTTCATTTTGGATCCTCCTGTGAAAATTAATTTTCTGCGTACTCGCCAAGTTTGCAAGCTTGATATATTTCACCCATGCCTTATTCCTCCTGTTATTTTTTAGAAATCATACTCGGCAATCGAAGTATTAATATCCCTTTCTCCTAACATCATTTCTTTTACGACTTCCAGACGTTCGATCAATACATCAATACTTTCTGTTTTCGTAAAAGAAATTATGGTATCTGTTTTTTCGCCTACGAAATCCGTTGCGTCCGTGTATTCGCCGATAACATGCGTACCCTTGTTCTGCAAAACAACGCACCCCTTCGATAAGTCTTCTTTCGCTATTGGAGTAATCAGTATGTCCCCGGTTCCAAATTGCACTACTGCCTTGCCCTCTATCATGTCTTTACCTCCATTAAAAATGATTTATTTGAATCCCATTCCTTCATATCGCAAAAATCTCCCTAAAATATACTCTTTTTAATCGACACTTTTGTTATTGATGTGTTATTTATTATTTCTTTCTTCTGCGGCACTGGTTGAGTACCCGCTTCAATTAATTTGCAGGCGACAAATTTGTATTCTGTTTTCGATTCTTCCCACAGACACCCCGCTTTGATAGCATCTTCATCGCTCATATAATGGGGTTTTCTGCCGCCCAAAATCTTATGCTGCGCCTCCACATATTCACACGAAGGGAATTCTTGCACTATGCAGTTAGAAAAATTTCTATATGGACATTTCACCACTTCCCCCTCTCCCCCAGCTCAGCCGGATAACTTTAATTTCCCTTCATGGAATAGCCCCCAGATAACGCCGTTTCGTACAGTTTGACCACATCGTCATTTGCGTCTGAATACCAAGGCCGCCCGAAAAGGCAGTTTTCCGTGGAATCCGTCCCGAAAACCCTTTTGTACATTTCCGGGAAAGAGCTTGGCAGATTGTGGATATTAGCTACTTCCAAATCGCCACCGAAATGCTGCCGCCTTTTGCGGAAGCGTTCCAGCTCCTCCGTTTCTTTTTCTGTTAGCAAAACCATCTTTTCACCTCCATGAATTAATTTACTGTCTCAAAAAGTGACTTCCAAGGCAACATATTAATTGCTTCCACTACGTTTTGAGGAAAGTCTTTGTGAAGTATTTCTATTGCTTTTTTAGTTGCCAATATTTCTTCCGGCTCCATTCCGGTATCCTCGTAAAGCTTTAACCGCCGCTTCAATTCTTCTTCACGGCAGGCGTATTCATTCCAGCCTTTGCTCTTGGCTTCACGATAGGTTATATATTCCTTATCTATCGCTGTGTACCTGTCCATTGTCTTCACCTCCGTCAAAAATTAATATACTTCATATTTCTTTACTTGCGTCACATGATAAAAGGTTGGCATATTATTTTGTTCTTCCAACCAATTCTTAACACATTCCGTAAGTTGGTCGGACAACTCATTAAGGGCTGCTTTGTCATTTTTATAATCATATGTATACCAATCACTGGCAACCTCTCCGCAAGCCTCTTGCGCATCATCTTCGACCAGATCAAGTACAGTGCCTGCATTGACCGTGATTTCAAAATGTGCTATTTCTCCGATAAAAATAATATTGCCAGGAGACACATCATAATTCTCCTTTGCATCTTTGATACAGTCCTCTATATTTTCAAATACATCATGTTGCCACAAATCTGCATTGTCACTGTATTCCCATGTATATCGCATACCACACCTTCCCTCTCTCAAATTTGAATTTAGTCAATCCTCGCTTACGCAATCTTCTCCGCCGTGCTCCACAGCGTCCAGGTATGTTTCATAGTTTTCGTCACACCAGCGCCCCTCACACATACTAGGGCCGTCAGGCGTTGCGGTAAATGCACGTTTTCCATATTCTGTGTTGTCGCAATAATTTTCGCACAAGTAATCGCCTAACTCTTCTCGGGTATATGGCTTCATTTTCGCAGTAAGCCCGTCAGCCGCATAGCACCCGCTGTAGCCATCCAACCAAACACATACCTTGCCGTATACCATCTGCGGGCCTGCCGTAACAATAAACTCCCTTCCCTTGTTTTTTTCATTGACGCAATACTTGTTGTTCATGGTAACTTTATCCCCTGGTTTCAACATTTTATCTGCCTCCTAAATTTATTTTATTGCCCCGCCGGCACCACCCAGAATTCCCAACTATACCCGTCGCTGGTCCACGCCTGGAAGAACTCCTGATAAGGATCATACCGCACGTGGTCGATCTGGCGGGAACTGATCACGATGTCACGGTATACATCAGAGCTGATGGTGTGGTTGTTGCGGTCAAGCAGTGCTTGTATTTCGCTTGAGTACATTTTCTCACCTACTTAATGAATATTAACCACCTGGTTTTCCCACGCTGATCTCCCAGAAGTGGCTTTCTGTCAAAAGCTTTTAGGACTGCTGATAATTTTATTTGATCCTCGTTCCATTTGAAAATCAACAATCCGTCTGGTTCTAATACTCTCATGCATTCGTCAAATCCCTGTTTCAGGTATGCCGCCCAATCTCTTGGCAGTATACCGTACTTCTGGGACAGCCACGATCCTGTGCCAGCATGAAGCAAGTGCGGCGGGTCGAATACTACGACCTTAAAAGAATTATCCGGATATGGCATATTTCTGAAATCCATTTGAACATCCGGCTTGACCAGTAGCGTTCTACCGTCGCAAAGTGTTGTTTCTACCTCGCGGTTATCCGCGTAAATCACGTCTGGGTGCTGCCGGTCAAACCAAAACATTCGGCTGCCGCAGCATGCGTCTAATATTCGTTTCATGATTCACCTGCTTTCTGCTTCTATTTCTGCAATGGCCCGGAATACCGGATATGCCTGTTGAGGTACTACGGCATTTCCTAAACACTTAAGTCTGTCCACCCGATTTTCTATTCCGGTTGCGACTCTTGGGATATCAGGCTCGTATAACCAATTGGAAATCCCATCAACCATTCCACCCAATCCGGATTCAGTTGCCCACCGACATCCGTTCTCAAGCTGCGGCTCTGTCCCCCGCCGTGTGTCCCTATTGCGTCCGCTGCATTCGGGGTTGCCCACATATGTACCGCCGTGTTTAATTCCGTTTTCGCCTGGAAGCGTTTTGTGTCTGGATTCATGTCCGGTGATTTGTAATCCCTTGTTGTAGGTGTCGGCCAAAGTTTCATTGTTTCCGGATCTACCTGCTCCCTCAAGTTCGCAGGTCTGGAACGTCCCTTCCGTGAAGTCTCTGCCTGTCTCGCCAATGCCTCCGGCGAACGTTGCGGAAGATGATCCATCGTGTTTGGCGTTGCCCACAAAGAAGAATCGTTCCCGCCTGTGCGGCGCTCCGACAGCCGCAGCTTCAAAATCAAATATCCCGACGTTGTAGCCCTCACGCTCCAAGTCCTTACAAACGTCGTCAGCGGCAATTCGCAAGATTCCAGGTACGTTCTCACCAAGTACCCAACGCGGCTTAAGTTCTCGGATAACTCTGAGCATTTCCGGCCACAAATAACGGTCGTCCCCTTTGCCTTTTTGCTTTCCAGCCACGGAAAAGGGCTGGCATGGGAATCCGCCGGAAATAATGTTAACTGTTTGTAATCCTGTTCGCTCATAGAAGCTCTCCTTTGTTAGCGTGCGGATGTCTCTCCATCTTTCTACATCCGGCCAGTGTTTTTCTAATATCCTTGTCTGATAATCTGCCCATTCGCATTGTCCGACAGTTTCAAATCCGGCCCACTCTGCCGCAAGGTCAAGGCCTCCGATCCCGGAAAACAAGGACAAGTGTGTTAATTTATTCATTGATTATTTTTCAGGAGCAAAGAACGTTCTTTCCGCTGGCCAGCAAACCTCTTTTCCCCTTTTCTTTATTTGTTGATTTTTAATTTAATTATTCATGCTCTCCGGCATAAGCCCTAAGTAATCCCCTAACGTCATTTGCCCTTTTATTTCTTCATTGGTAATAGTCTTCTTCTGCTCTTTATCCCATGTTTGTCTGAATGTCTTGTATGAATTGTATTGTTGGCGGTATCTATAGCTATCACCAAACACATTCCATGCGGCTTTAACCAGGTTGGGTTCAAACGGCCTTATCTTCTCTAAGTCTTCCGTCGCCTTTGCTGATATGGAGCATCCACAACACCCTGTACGCGTTAATCCATACACCTCATAGGCATCCGAATAGCGGAGTCCATAGTAATCTTTGTACCACTGCTTATCCGCATCCGACACATAAAACAGGGGCCGGAGCCTGTATTTTCCGTCAGCCGTTTCAGAAAAGCACATTGAGGTATTATCCTTTCGTGGGACAGATCGCATACCGCCCTCGTCCCTGCGTTCGCCCGTTATTATCATATCAAACGACCGTTGGACACTGTGTGCTACCTGCTTTTTACAATAGTCGCAACATTTGTTGCTGACATTAAAAGGGATCGGATTGTCAGTTATAAAATCCAACATATACTTTGATGAATTTATGACTAATTGAATATCTGGTCTTGGCTCTCCCTTGGAATTACAGCAACACAAAAAATTAATTATTGTTTCGCATCCAGGATAGCGTTTTTTAAGTTCTGCCCGTTTTGCTACCTTATCCTCTGCATCTGCGTATTCCTTATGTATTGACAGCGGAATATTTTTACGCTGTATACCCTCCAGACCGGCCGACATAATCTTTGAAACAAATGGCTGACCATATTCCCTTGTGGCTTGTACGATATTCTTCTTTGGCCGGTGTTTGGTAATCGTTACGCCATATAGTGATTCCATTTCGACCACATGACGCTTTATTGCTTCCATTTCGAGTCCTGTATTAAAAAAGGCGTAATGGACTGGTGGGAAGTCAAAAGTCTTGCGTACCTGCTCTATCAGGTGAAGAAGAATGTCGCTATCACTCCCGCCAGAGTAAGAACAAACTGCGTTCGGATGCTCTTTAAGTCTTTTTGCAATAATGCTTTTTATAGCCTCAAATTTAGCCGGTGCGCTAAAGTCCGCATATGCCGGGCGATCTGTATATACTTTGCTTTTATAATTGTCCTTCATTGTTTTACCGAAAGGAGCCGTGTACACTTTGCCCTGCAGGAGCTCCGGTCCTTTCTGCTTATTCAGCTATATTCTTATACTTTTTCATAATTCTCAAATCTCCGGCACTTTCGCCAGATTACTCGGCCTAAATATCACTACCATGCTCGGAAATGGCGCTGGGTCTTTTGCTCCCACAAAAGTCAGTCTGCCCCTCAAAAAACGAACCTCTGCGCATGGCAGTATGTATTCGTGAAAGCGCTTAGTGTCGGTTCTGGCCGGTATTAACATTACGACAGTTGTCCTTTTTCCTTCTTCGTAGCATTTTTTAACCCATTCGTCCTGCTGCTTGCTTGAATAAGGGGGGTTACAAAATACTATTTCGTTTTTCCATTCCTGCCTTAATCCGTCTTGCTGTTCCGTATAATATTTTTCGCATTTATGATTATTTTCATCTGCGCATGGATCCAGGGTAAATTCAAATTCTTTGTTTAATTTTGCAAAAAAATCATGTGGAGTTTCCCAGTCATTTTTTCCGGTACTTAACAGTGCTTTATTCATATCCTCACCGCCTTTCTGAACAATCTAATTTTAATTTGGCGCATAACTTCTTTCTTCCGAAAGATAATCATTCAAATCATCAAGAACCTCATCTATATCTATTTCTGTTTCGAGGTCCCAAGATTGAAGTGATGCAATGAACCAATCTAATCCCATTTCCTTTATATTTCTTATTAATTCTTCCATGTTTTTTCCTTCCCCGACTACCGCCGGATAATTTTAATTCACCCGAACATTTCAATTTGTCCATCACACTGCCGCTGCTTCACTTCCCGCGGCTTATACACCTTGTCCAGATCAAATGCGTCCATCGGATTGAGATCGAATGACTTACAGTGATTGACTGACTTCGCGCTTGCCTCGCTCATTGTCTTTTCTTTTTCGTTACAGTAGATACCATTCCCCGTCACAAGGTAGGAACAGTACCGGCAATATTGTCTCATTTCCGCACCTCCTGTCTTAACGGCTTATAAAATATATCCGTCTGCTTTTGTTGCACTTGTCACAGGCAAATTCATATACGGCCAGCGCAATCCTGAATCTGGTGTCGTGAAACAATACAAATCTTTCAGCGGCGCATATTCCGTGTATGTAACCATAATGTTTTCTCAAACATTTTCTACCTGTCATCTTTCACCGTCCGCAAGTTCATCATCAAGCCATCGGCCGCAGTTTGAGCAACACTTCCAGTCAGCGCTTAACTCCGCACCGCAATTGCTACAATTCCCATCTGTGCCCTGATCCAGTTTTCGAAGCTCCCGCGCGAAGTCCTCACAGGCTGCCTCATAGGCCTTGTATGCTGCTTCGATCACGGCGACCTCTTTGATGTACAGTTCTGTTCGTTTGTGCTGTAGCTCGTCTGCTATTCGGTGCGATTCATCTGTTATTTTCATTTCTCTGCCTCTCTTTCTTAATAATCAAATATATTCATCTGGTTTTTGGCGACGCTCAATCTTTCGCTGGCCGCCTTGTAATAATCCGGATCAAGCTCAAATCCGATGTAATCAAATCCCAGCTCCCTACAGGCCACTAAGCTGCTTGCGCTACCGACATGCGTATCGAGAATCTTGTCACCCTTCTTGGCGTAGTTGTTTAAAATCCATTTATATAGTGCCACCGGCTTTTGCGTTGGGTGTATTCTGTCTTTCTGATTTGGATGTATTTTGCGTATTTTTGCATTTTCATCAAATGATGTCCATGCATATTCACATTCAGAAAAACTGCGACCATACATGCTTTCACCTTTGTCCCAAATAAGAAAGCATCTTGTTGCTGATAATTCCGTAAAATAATTGCCACCCCATATTATTTGATTCTTACTCACACGAAAAAGCTCGTTGAAATATTTTTCGTCTGGCACATGCATGTCCCATGCCTTCGAAGTATCTATCTTTTTTATATCGCGATTACCCATTCGCATTTTAGTAACATCAATTCCGTAAGGTGGGTCAACTACTGCCAAATTGAAATATTTGTCCGGGAGCTGTTTCATTCCCTCCATGCAATCCATGTTCAGAAAACTGTTTAATTCAAACATTTATTTCACTCCTATCCGCAGTCATGGGGATTTTCATCTATGTTTTACGTCTTTTCGCCCGGTGACCGGTATGGTTCCGGCAGTCTCATCCAGGCCAGCACCTCCTCGCAATATCCAGACCATATAGCCCTGTTTCCAAGGACTTCACTAAACCACCTGGTACATGTTTCAAAATAATGATCTCCACAATCGATGATATTCCTGCGATACTCCCACTGGGCATCATGAACGGGTGGATCATTTCTTCTGACAAAGCAGATATATACTCCTGGTGCTTCCGGCAGCCGCTCCCCAACTGGTATCCATCCCATATCATGCGATTCGGTGAAGTGGCGTATAGTTTCTGGTTCCACCTCGAACCCATACAGGGCAGACGCGTATGAAGGAACAATGTAGTATTTCCCTTCGTCCGGCCCGTACTTAACCACGGAACCCTGCACTATTTCGCCCGTATCTTTTCGCTTCGCCCTAAATAATATGTTTTTCATGCCTTACGCCCTCCAATTCTTGTAAAATATCCACATACGTTACCATCCTCACGGACCGTTCGCCCATGGCCTCGCTGACCAAAACACCCCTGCCGCTGTCTAAAATCTTTGTGACATACATATCCTTGCGAACCTCAATCGGTGCAAGGTTGGCGCTCTCACGATCGGCCACTTCCATCACCACCGGTACCGTGTCACCGATATGGATGCAGGACCGCAACCTCGCTATGTCAGCTTTGGTTATGGCTTCGTTCTCCATCCGCTCTTCCCGCTGTTTCCGGCTGTTCATGTGCTGTTCTGCGATTAATCCGCATATCTCCAGATATCGGGCTACGGTTTCGTACCTTACGCCCAGATGACGGGCTATGGTATATATATCCTCACCTTGTTTGAAAAGCTCTGTCATCTGCGGCACAAGGTCTAGTACTCTTTGCTCCGGATGTCCCATTATTTTTCCTCCTGTAACTTCGTACTTTCCGCACCTATGGACAAGCGTTCGGCGCATTGCCTTATTAACTCTGCCTGTTCGTTTCGTACTGCTCCGGGAAGCACGTTCTGTTGTTTTATCAAATTAGCCTGTCCCTTGTATGCCTCTCTGAAATTAGCACGTTCAACGCTGATGTTTTCACTCTGACAGATATTTTGATAGCCCATTCGCTTCACAATTCCCCTGACGGCATCCGGTAGGCTCTCAAGGGCATCCATCTCACGCATGTAGCCATATTTTCTTATCGCCATCAGCACCATACCCCAGGCTTCATCCCACTCCGGCAGGCGTTCCGCGGTGATCGCTGCGCACTTTTCCCTAATCTCCGCAATCGTTGGGGAAAATTTGTTTTGGCTGATCAGCTGCGTTACTGCGTTTCTGCAAATTGCATAATCAATGTCTTTCAACATGCCATACCACAGGTTTAATGCGGATTCGTCTGGCATGATGTTGCTTTTTCCGTAAGCGCTATGTAATGCAGATGCCACGGCTGCAAACTCCTCTCTATTCACTTTCTGCCCACCCTTTCAGCATTTGATTATAGCCATTCTCAGTTTTCCCTTGATTACGAGCCAGATAATAACCCTCTGACACCTTGGGGAAATTGTTAGGTTTTACAAACCAGTCAAAGCTTATTGTCCAACCATTTTTGTTTTGACCAAGCAGAAACGGACTGCCTTTGATCATTTCAACAGCTTCTAACACTTGATCAACTCCGTACTCCTTAATTCTGGCTTTCAGCATTTGATAACGCTTACTGGTGGTGGATAGCGTTTTTACTTCCACGGCTCCGCACTGGTTCCACGCGTCAACGATTCGTCGGACATCAGTCTGACAAGTGGCATCTATGACACTATAGTCTTTTTCTTCCCTTCTTTCTTTCTTCCCTTCTTCTACTTCTTTCTCTTCTTCTCTTTCTTCTATTGTTGTTAACAGGTTGTTAACAGGTTGTGATCTGTTTGTGACCTGCTTGTTATCTGCTTGTGGCTTGCTTGTGATGTGATTGTTCTCCTGCGTGTTAATGTCTTGGTACACACTGTAATTTTTTACCGTAAATACGCTATATTTTGAGTGTGACTTGCTTGTGATCTCGCCTGTGGACTTTAGGTTTTTTACAGCCGTCCTAACCTCGTTAACTGTTAGTCCGGTTTCTTGGGAAATTTTGGCAATAGATGATATGAAAGAGCCTCTTTCAATAATCTGCCCTTGAAACTTCCCGTCTTTCCAGTTGGCTTTCAGAAGCATGTGGAGGAACACACGGAATGTATTTAAATTGGTATACCACTCCCATTCAAGCATTCGCCTATGTACCTTAATATGACCCTCTATCTCGGCCGCCTCCCCTCATTAACTTTCTTCCGGTTCCCTGCCCGCCTCGCATTCCTTGTATATTTTGATCCAATCCTCCAGCCGCATCGTCACCAACCAGCTGTGGTTGTTTTTACGATGAAATACCGCCGGAAGTCTGTCTCCCTCAAAGGGTAGTGGTTTCGTACCGCCATCAATCGCTTGGGCCATCGCATCGTACAGGTTCAGCTTTTCCACCCGCTTGCATTCGATATGTATTCCCGGCAGTCCTACAACATCCGCTGATCCGTCAGCTCCATTGTATTGCTGCCCACGATGGCAATCGTAGCCGTATCCCCTTAATATGCCAGCGAGTTCCCTTTCTGCCCTTTTCCCCTTTTCCTTGCTCATTTTGCCCAATATATTCTCCTTTCCCCGCCCCCGACATTAGGCCAGAGGCGGCAGTATCAACGGCATGTAGTCGTGACACAACAGCCTAACAAATACCTTTAGTGTGCCAGTACTGCCGTGTGCAGCTTCGCATATTGATATGCCCTTTAACGGCCCTGACTGCCGTCCGCTTTTGGTAGCGGCGTACCCGTTGCTTTCTCGGCGCGTTGTCTGCTCACCCTCTTTTTTATTGTCTATCTGGTTTTTGCTCCAGAGTTTGTTTTTACAAGGTTTTTAGTCATCCTTGCCCCGTAATGCCAGTTAGGTCAGCAAGCTTCAATCCGGCCATTTAATCTCTTTGTCCTTAATTCGTAAAAGCTTCTTAACCCTTAGCTTTATGAAATACCACCGAGGAGGATAATGGTCCCACTCAAGCCTCTGTCCGCAGTGTGGGCAGAAGTTGGTGCCATCTTCAAGTGGCATGCATTCACATGTAGGACAATATGGTTCTGCATAATCACCAGCAAATATATAAGTCTCATAGTCGGGAGTAAAATAAACAGGCCTTGGTCTATTCCGTTTAATCATCTCAATAAATTTTTTTATCCGCATTCAATCCTCCACTAATCTCCTGAACCGATCCGGCAATGCGCATATGTCTCCGGCCGCACGGTCTAATGCAGTACACATGTTTATCAACTTGCATTCAGGACAAAATTCACAATCACAATATTCCTCTAATTGTCCTGCGATTATCAATAACAGGTCATCGTCCATACCTTTCGCCTCCATGAGTGTTTAGTTTACTTTTTTCAAAGTTTCTTCATACTCTTCGACGATCTTAAAAAATTCACTCGCCTTTATCTCTTTAAAACCTACGGGGTCATCAAAATCATTATCTGCCCCAAAGCTTGCATACAAAACATCATTTATCATAAACAGCCTGCTGCTTGACCGTCCGTAGCCGCCAAAGATAAATCCCAGGATAGGCCTGCGTGGCGTTTTGAGTTCCAATGTCCGGCATTTTTCAGCCCAGGCTTTTGCAAGAGGAGCACTTTTTTTAAATAACCCAGGACTGTCCTTTTTGAAGTATTTTCCAAACTCGCAAGTGTCGGATTCAGTTGGACAAATATGCAAAGATTCGGCTGATTGATAATATTCGCGAGTTTCAAAACCGTGCCCTTTCGCAAAATCCTTGAACGCACTATTTATCTTTTCTGACGCTTCCCTGTAGCCCAAATAGCTTTCGTAGACTGCGCTGTCTGGCGCAACTATATAGTACTTTTCCATTTTCTACCTCCGTTAATATTTTTCTGCACTAACTTTAATTCGTTTCCGACAGGGAGTGCATAACACATTGTCAACTGACAGATCGTAAAATACACCATCGCGGTCTTGACATATCAGTTCCCCGTCTTTTTCTTCGCTCCCTTGACACATCTTGCACCACCCGTTAATTCCCAATGTCTCACACATGATGATTTACCCTTCTGGCCAATCGGTCCCCCTGTATTGCCCATAAGCATACTTCTCCCAATATCCGCAATGTGGACATTCATCCGAATACTCGACAACCCCTAACCATTCTTGCCAATATTCACCCGTTCTTTTTGCCTGCTTGCCACACTTGTGGCACTTTATAATTCTCTCCAATCTTTTTCACTCCTTTTTCAACTTCAATCTGACAGTTCTCGCGGTTCATAATCTTGGGGATAAGACGCTTTTGCCAAACCCTCATTAATCAGCCTTTCCCTTAACCCCCAATCGTTTTTTATTTCTTCGACTGTATGCTCCGTTTCGACCATCACGCTGTGATCATTACCAAAAATGTAAGTGTCCAGCAATATAAGACGCTTCTTCTTTTCCATGCAATTCCCTCTTTCATTCCAGATACGATTTGCCAAACTCCCGCCGGAAGTTATCACGGCTCCCGTAATGCTTTTCATAGTATTCCTGCGCCATCATCTTAAGCGCCAAATCAATCTTAAGATTTTCGGGTGTCCGCTTAAAGTTCGCGCCGTTTGGGTGAAGGTCAAATCTTAGCGGCATCACGAAACCTCTTCTTTCCGACTTATCCTTGTACCCTTGACGGCCCTCGAAAATGTGATGTCGTTCTACGTGTGGACTTCCGGTAAAATAGCAGTGGTTCATATCGTCGGTGAATACGCTCCATAGCCTTTTAGCCATTCTGCACCTTCTTCTGATAATTCTTCTCATACATATCCATCATGCGGTTGAACTCTTCCGGCGGCAGCGTGTCGATTCCCTGCTCCCTGCATTCGGCCACCAGTCCCTCGATCAACCGGCTCATTTCCTTAGTGTCATAGGTGCTGGAACCGCGAAGCATCTTGTATGTCCGGTACGTCGTGCCATCCACTCCGGTGTTGACTTCCGTGGTAGGCTTGATGTGATAGGTTTCTGCCTCTAACGCTCTATTTTCGCCGTCCTCGGTGTCTGGCAGTATGAGGTAGACAAGTTTACCACCTATCTCTTCCAGTTGCCCGTAGCGCCGTAATAGGATGTTGTGCATGCATGGGTTGGATATCTTTAGTTTGTCTGCCAGTTTGGTGAGCAATTGCCAATAGTATGCATTTGCATCTAGGCTCCGCCTCTTCCGAAACTTCTTAACAACAATTGTAAGAATGCCGTCTTTGATTTCATCCAAGCAACCAGACACATCTTTCTCAAACTCAAATGTCAGCTGTATCCTGCCGTTCTCCCAATTGCGCGCAATTCCCTTATATATCCCCCTGCCGTCCATATCCACCTCAATTAAATGGTAAACCAGAATCAGCATCGTCAGGAGGAATCTTTTGAGGATCGATCATTGGTTTTGGTTTGGATGGCGTCTTTTCAAAGTTATCCATGGCAAGTTTAAATTGATCTACCGTCATTGTTTCAAGCGATTTAACGCCTAACGCCTTCAGGATCGCCGCTGGGGTTTTTCCAATCCGCTCACATTCTGTTTTAAATGTTGATTTCATGGCCCCGCTAATGATAAGTTCGCCCGGTTTTTTTTCAACATCTTCTGCTTTGGCCGCCGCAGACTTGCCCTTGTCTGAATTGTCGTGACTATCAGCATCCTTAACATCATCAATACAAAACAATCCATTCAGCGCGTACTTCCTCGCGTAACTGCTTGCACTTCCCGTCACCTGCGACGCGTCCATGCCTTTTCTTTCAAGTTCTTCGCGGGCATAGGCCGTATTGATTATGATTATTTCGGTGTCACAATCAATGAATTGAGCCGTTGCTTTTATGTAATACCGGTCGGCTATTTGTACTATTTCATCTCCGACAATCAAGAGTGCATTTACATTTTTCAGCAGCGGCTTAACTGCTTCAAGGATATCCTCGCAATTTCGAAAATTGTATTTACCGAACGTATTATATTGACCTTTTGGCGCTTTCAATTCGGCTTGCACCTCGGCCAGTTTTTTGTATGCATTCATTCGGATTTCTCCTTTCCGTTAGATGTCTTTTCTTTCAAAATACAGCCCCAGACTGGTCATTGCCATTTCAAGCTCCTGCAATTCACTTTTTGTCCCAACAACCGTGTAAATGGCTTTCTGTGAGTCAGGAGCGGTAAGTGGGGCAGCGCTCACTTCATCCACCACCTTGATATCCTCTATGGCTTTTGTTTCGGCCTCGCGTCTGATTCGTTCCTCTTCTGCGATCCGCTGGCGTTCCTCTCGCCGGACTCTTTCAATTTCTGCTTGGTGACGCTGTTCTTCTTCTCGCTGGAGACGTTCCGCTTCTCTTCTCAACACTTCTGCGCGTTGTGCCTCGTATTGGTTGATGTAGTTGATTGCGCCCGTCAGATCAAGTGTTGTTTGATATTTTTTCAGTGCTGCCGGTACTGCATCGGATTGCATGCTCTCAATAGCCAATTTACCAGCTCTGGTAGCGGCGATAGTTTCGGCCATGGCTTTTTTGATCGCCTTGGTTGATGTACTGATGTTATTCCATTTTTCGTCACGTATCCGATACAGCGGGATGAAATCGCTCAAATCACCAATTTCCTCTGCGTAAATCATCTTGATCTCGATTTCTCTTTCTTTAAGGCGTTTCTGTTCGAAAGCTTCCACCTGTTCGTTGATCTGATCAATCGGGCCGTCCACGATTGCAAGGAGTTCTTTGACCTCTGCCTCGAATTTCTCGTAGGGCAGCAACCACTGTTTTTTAATCTCTTTGCGCCGATCGTCAATATCCTTCTTTAGCCTCCGCAACTCTGCTACTGTTTTCTTTGCCGCCGCTTTGCTGTCCTCTGTAAATACAAGCCCCGCATACTGGCTTACCATCACCGCCAGCTGCTCTTTGATAGCGACCATATTGGTGTTGATTGAGCCAGAAACCGGCGTCACCTCAAATTTAATCTCTTTCACTCTTCTACCTCCATTATCATTTCGTTTTGTCCATCGTCAGAGGCCCTCATGACCTCATGCATATTTTTCATGTGTATAGTCCTTAATTTTGATTTCCTGCGGCATTCTTCGCATGCCCGGCCTTCGCCAGGATCGAGATAGCAGCCACATTCTTCGCACTTGTAGTTATACACGCTGCATCGCCTCCTCACCCAGATTTGGCGTGATACTTGCCATGTATGCCTTATATTCGTCCATTTCTTCTTCGATTAATTGTTCAGTAAGATCAAAATCAAAATCTTTATCATTTCCTATCCTTTCCCTCTCCCATCCGGTCTCCTGTACGCTAACCCTCAACCGCCCAATATGTCCGGACATTTCGACCCATACCGTCGGCAAGTCCTGCGGTGCCTGACGCTGCTCAAATCCATTGACCGCCATGGCAATATTGATAATTTCATGTACCTGGAATATATTCATGCTTGCATTCTCCTTTCAAAACCCTTATAATAAAGGGTGTACAGTATAATTATTTATTCGATTCCCCGGCTGACTCCGCAGCTGGGGTTTTGCTATATTCCCATTCCCCATTCCATAAATTTATGTCGAATTGTTTTTCCACTGGCAAACTTATCCTACTATTGCACACATTAGTCCAGCGGCCCGTGATGGATACTAACAGCCAATCCTGCTCATCATTCTTAACTGCCCATTCGTTCAGTAATTCCATTATGGCTTTTAACTCTTCAAATTTACCTCCCATCGTCTTCACCCACCTCTGCGCACCCCTGATACATGCTGAACAGTATGTCAAACAGTTTTGCCACCTCTTCAATTGTGTAGGCGGTGCCGGGGTCACATTTTGCATGCTCATTAATCCAGCCTGTGACCTGACAAAATGCGCTGTCAAAATCTTTATCGACATCCCGTGTTACAAAATCCAGCGCGGTCAGCCTTACTATTACTTTTTCCATTGCTTTCCTCCTTTCACTGGACAAGCATCTTCCCGCATGATTTGCAGTAAGCATGTATATGATTATTCGTGCCACTTCTAGCAAAGCGCATTATGCCACCGCAGGTGCAAGTTATTTCTTCTTTACCCTCTTTCTCGGATTTTTCAATCAATTCAATAAATTGATTTAATTCCCTTATCTTTAATTGAATTGATTCATTCGCTTTTGCTTCCATTTGCCGATTCCTCCGTTTTGTTTCCAAAAGCAATCATCTCAAATCTGTCAAGCGAATCTGCCGGAACCATGACTTTGATTTTGGGATAATTTTTAAAGTCTCTGGCGGTGGAGCTTCCCCGCATCTCGCCGACATTGGAGCTTCCCCGCATCTCGCCGACATTGGAGCTTCCCCGCATCACGCCGACATTGGAGCTTTCCCGCATCTCGCCGACATTGGAGCTTTCCCGCATCACGCCGACATTGGAGCTTTCCCACATCTCGCCGACATTGGAGCTT